GAGGAAATGTAGAACCTTCACCAAATTCAGCGTAAAACTCTTCTTTAGTAAAGTGTTCATCTAAATTATACACTACAAAGTTGCTTCCAGTCAACTCTAATACTTGTTTGACTTTATAGCAATAAGGACAATTTTCTTTCGAATAAACTGTAAAATTCATAGGTATCATTAATTCTTTAATATTTATTTTAGTATCCATCTTCATGCCAAAAACAATCGTCAAGATACGGTTGTAATTTCCAAGGAATTCCTGGAATATTCCATTCAGTTTTACCTAACCAATTAAAATCAACAATAGATTTTGGAAAAGATTTAAAAACTTTAAAAGTTATAGAATCACTAATCTCTTTGGCAGTGTTCCAGTTAGGAGCATTATCATACAAATACTCAGATGATTTTAAGAGCATACGATTAATAAATGATTCAAATCTGGCACAATAATGAGATCCTAAGTAAGTTTCAGATCTAATAAAACAATCATAATAATTACCTAAGTCATACTTAGAAATATTAATTAAATCCGTTATTCCATTTTTTTCTAATGGAATATCAAATAAATTAATTAATGATTCCGTTCTTCCCCAAAAAACATGATCTCTTGGATGAAATAATAATCTGGGATACATACCAGAAACAAATATTTTTTCAGATTCATTATTATAATGATCAAAGAAAAAGTCATACATTTTTAACATACTTTCATGACTATATTTTTGATCAGATCTTATTTTAATTGCAAAATTAGATTCACATTTTTTAAGTCCATTTAAAGAAGAAATTATTTGAAGATTTCTATTTCCATTTCCATAAGAATCTGGATATTTATTTTTAATAACTTTAATATTATCCTTACAAATTTTTATTTCTTCATCTTCCCAACATGAAACAATGACATTATTGACAAAAGGTAATTTCGAATAATATTCAACTATTTCATTAGTATAATGATAATACTTACCTTGAACTACGATGTCAAATTTTTCTTTTATCATAATTTATACCTCAATATCTATTTTTTTCATATGTTCAGAAATCAGATTATAATAATATGGGGAAACTTGATGCTCAGATAAAATTTCTAAAAGTAAAGATTTTGATTCTTCTGTCTTTCCCCACCACCAACCAGACAAAGATTTCTCAAACATAAGTCCATATTTACCTGGATATTCTACATCAGTTCTTAATGGTTTTTGATCAAAATTACAATATCTAAGTGCTTGATCAGAAACTACATAAGAATCTTGCCACCATGATCTCTCTTCAGAATATTTACTTAAGAGAAAATGTGCCTCTGGTCTATCAGGTCTATATGCTTGTGCTTGAAAAAGTAATGATCTTGAGCTTCCATCTCTTTCCCCTTGTTTTTTATAACAATAAGAACCACGAATTAGTGCTTCATAAGCAAGATCTTGATCCTCTGCTCTTTCAGCACATCTTAAAAAGAATGACAATGCTGGTGCAGTATGACCTTGATTTTCATACCATACGCCAAGATTAAAATTATGTTCGGCATTTTCAGTATCTAAAGAATAGTCAGTTAATAATTGTTCAAGTTCAGTTTTTATAATATCATTAGATAAGTTTAGTTTCATCCAATAATTCAAAACAAGTTCTCTTGCAATCTTATGATTTGTCTTATGTCCATCCTTCACATCATCATCATGACCAACAAATGTTGAATTGAAATTTAAGTTTTCAACAAATAAAGGAATAGTGTAAGTTTTTCCCACTGATGCAAACAATATATTTTCAATGAGAGGCATAATATCTGCGTTGGGTATTTCTAATAAGTAAAACTCATCTTTGATATAACTATCAATTATTTTTTTCGCATAATCACGAGTTAAAATATAAGCAGTAACTCCCCAATCATCCCATTGTCTTTCACGAAGTTCAAAAGTATCAAAACTATTTCTAATGGTAAACAACTGAACACACTCAGCATCTTCAGGAATTTTTTCAATAAATTCGCCCCAATTAAAATTCCAAAATGGAACTGTGTCTAAACTTAAATCGTCTTCACAAAAGAATCCATAGTCGTCTTCAGTATTTTCATACCAATCTCTAATTGCTTTTAAATGAGAAACACAACATCCTTTCGTTCCATCATTCAATTGATAGGCATACTTTCCAATAACATTATCTTTATCATCAGAATCAGCAAATCTTTTTGATTTAATTGCTTTTGAAATGATATCATATTGTTTAAATTGTTTTTCCAGTTCAATTTGTCTATCAACACTTTCTTCAAGAGTTATATAATAAACTGTTGGAAAATTTTGTAATTTAGATTTATCCACTTTATTTTCAGATGCTTGATAATAATTATGTTCAATGCTTTCAATATACCATTTTGTATTAGGTTTTTTTACTTTACGATTTAAAATAAATTCTTTATTTTTTTCAGTATAATGAGACACTAAAGCATAATCTACTTGAAATGGTAATAAATCAGGAGAATATTGTTCTCTCATTATATCATAAAAGTATTTTTCATCACGAATAGTATAGTCTTTACTATGCTCAATTCTTTTTTTATCTGAATGAGGTATATGCATAACTCTATAATCAAAGTTTAATTTTTTGTGATTTAAATTTAACTTCTCCAACTTCAAAGCAATTTCACCATCTTCCCATCCATAACTTTGTATAGATTCATCAAACCCATTTACCTTTAAAAAGTTTTCTTTACTGACAAAAAGTAATCCTTTCAAGTATTTAAAAAATTGAGAATGACTATTGGCATAATTTACTATCATATCAGCATTTAATGCCGAATAATTTATCATTCTATGTCCAGTTTGCTCATCAATATATTCTATATCTTGAACCTCAATGTTTCCAGTTAAAAATGAATTTTCATCAATCATATAATCTTTAAAAAAATTATAATATGGATTGATCAAATAATCACAATCAACTTTTAAGATATATTCTCCTGTAATCATAGAGGCAGCAAGATTTAATGGTTGAGAAAGATTAAAATGTTCTTTACCGTCTACTCTAATAATTTTAATTCTATCATCTAAAGACAATAAATCATCGATTGGATCATCAGAACTCCAATCAACAATAATAATTTCTTTTACTTCATCAAACATGATCCAAGAGTTCAATGAAAGTTTGAGAGCATTATATCGATTCTTACAAGCACAAATTAAAGAAATATTTTTATTCTTATTATTTGTTCTCATATAAAAAGCGTCACCAAAGACCTGACTGTAATACCATTCAACTTCTACTCTTTCAAATCCTTGTTTTAAAAGAAACTCATCTATTTCTTCTATTTTAGCATTTCCCTCATAGACTTCATCACGATTAACTTCACAAAAAATATAATTAATATTTTCAAGTGTTTTTATTCCACCCTTAAAGACTTCAAGTTCATATCCTTGAACATCAATAACCATCATATTATAATTTTTATAATTATAATCATCAAGTTTTTTCATTTCAACTTCTTCAGTTCCAATAAATGAAACTTCTGGATGAACAGTTAAATGAACTTTAGGATTTAATACAGAACTACTTTGCCCCTCATTATCACTTACATTCATTACAACTTTTTTATTATCATTACCTAAGGCAACCTTATGAGCAACAATATTGCCATTAGTTTTACTTATATTTTCAGTTAGTATTGAAAAATTATTTGATAGAGGTTCAAATAAAACTATATTATTTACGTTGTACTTTTGATAGTCAGAAATTACATTTCCATAATGACCACCAATATGTAAAATTCCAGTAATATCTAAATTATATTTTTTATAGACATAATCAAAATCTAATATCATTTTATTCTCCTATCATTTCAGCGGTGTAATTTTGCGATGTTAATTCAGTAATGTCCCAATTTGTCTTGGGTTGAATATAGTAATGTTCAATTGGATTATAAAATACATTCAGATTATGATTAATATGATATTGTGTTACAAGATATTCTGTGTTCCATTTTAATTCATCTCCAGAAAATTTGCAAGTCATATTATATTTTTCTTCGTCGGTTAAAATTTCTTTTTGATATCCAGAAAAATTAATAATTCTTTCTTTATTAGAATGTGGTATATGAATTATACTATAATCTAAATTTAGTTTCCTTTTTTCAAGACCATACATTTCTAATCGTCTTTCAACTTCACCGTCTTCTCCGCCATAATATTCTCCCATATTTTCATTCCATCCCCCAACATCTTCTAAAAACTTTTTCTTTACAATAAGAAGTCCTCTGAGATATTTGAAGTATGGATGAACTGTATGATCAACACTCAAATCAGTGTCGCCGCAAACAAAAGAAAGATCATTGATAGGATAATAATCAAAAATATTCCAGTATGGATTTAGAATATAATCACAATCAACTTTCATTACAAATTCTTGAGTACAAAACTTTAATGCTAAATTTAAAGGTTGTGGTTGATTAAAAAAGTTTTGATCATTAACTCTAACTACTTTAATTTTTGAACTAAGTTCTGTAATATAATCAATCGGTTCATCTGAACTCCAATCAACTATTATAATTTCTTCAATTTCATCATATAATAACCAAGATTGCAATGAAATTAATAGAGGTTTAATTCTATTTTTACATGCACAGACAATAGAAACTTTCATATAATTGTTAAACCTTGCTATACGTATCTTGGTTGGTCCATAATTGTTCCCTCCCGGAAACTAAAACTTTTTTATACTCATATTCTTCTAATAATTGATATATTAATTCAACCGATGGTATATTTTTATCTGGAAGTCCATATTCAAACTGTATAAAAGTTATTTTTTGTTTTTGAAGAAGATTTCTTGCGCCCGAAAGTATCTTATATTCAGCACCTTCAGTATCAATTTTTAAATAATCAATTTTTTCTAAACCTATTTCTAAACATAACGTATCTAAAGTTTTACATTCAATCTCTTGTTCTTTCACATTATAATTACTAAAACACTCCTGCATATAAAAACTAGAGATTACATGATGAACTCCAGGAAAAAATATTTTTTCAATTCCATTCTTATCAGAAAGTCCAAGTTTTAATAGATCAACTCTACTATCATTTTTCCATCTATTTTCATAAGTTTTCCAATGTAAAGGTTCAATACCAATACATTTTGCTTCATTGAGATTTTTTAAAATAAGAAAAGTAAAATCATCATTCCAATTTTCAACCCACTCTGCATTATTTAATTCAACTATTGGATCAATATTACAACCCACATCAATCACTAGTGAATCTTTAGGTAAATATGGAATTGCAAAATTAATACAATTTTTATAATCTAAACTCATTTATAAAATCCTTTACAACTCTTTGAGGAACTCTAAGCAAGTAAGCAGCATTATCCTGAAAACCAAATGTCATTAAGTAATCATCACCATACTCACACATACCAACAGCAAATTCAATCTCAGCATTCATGAAGGAAAATCTTGGAGAAACTTTAATTATATTCCAATCCTCATCCCAAACAACAAATCTATGGCAATAAGTACCGTCCTTTCTATCTTGAGGACTTCTAAACAAAAATGTCTCATGATTTAAAGTGATATGTTGATTAGTTTCAAAAGGAATCACTTGAGATCCTCCTCTCAAATCAATGCACCCTAAGTCTTTCCACTCTCTAACAAAAACTTGCTCTGTTGTGTTTGTTTCAATATTATATTTTACAACCTCCGTTCCATTAGTCCATTTGACAAAATGAAATGGCATATCCAAGATAGGCATCCAATTTTTTTCACAATAAGAACTATCATCTCCTGGAGTTGGAATACGATATTGATTAATTTCTTTTACACCATTCTCAGTAATTTCAATCTCAGAAAGTTCCATTCGACCAGTTCCAACAGTATCAAGATCTCTTCTAACACCACAAATATATAGTTTCCTATCCCAACGAACAATTCTTGCATCCTCAAGTCCAACAAATTCCCAAAGTTCTTTATCTGGAAAATTTGTAGTATCGATTTTGTGATGCCATTTGATTCTCATATTTTCATCTAACTCACACATGTAGTTCCATGTGCGAAGATGAAGATCATTCTCTGGATGAATATAAATCAATGGACCCCAATGGTGCTCAAATTTTTTCTTTTCAGAATGATATAAAGTGTAATTAATGTTCCTTAAATTCAAAAGAATTCTGCCATTGTCATTGTAGACAGATGGATTGGTAAGTGATGGTCCTTTTAAATCACTCGCAGGAAGAATTAAAGGATGAATAGATCCACCATTTTCCAGTGCAAGTTTTGCAAAATTATTCATAAGATTGAAAATAAATAAAGAAATATATGGAAAAATTATGAGCAGTTTTTTGAAAAAAGGATGGTATTATATTCCTAATATTATCACAAAAGAGGAAGCTTTGCAAATCAAATATAAAAATTTGATGGGAGCCATACATGATTTAGGTGGGTTAAAAACTCATTATGATCCAGAGAGAGGGAATGTGTTAACTTGCTATGCCCCACCAGCATGTGCATTTGTAATGAAAAGAATTCAACCAGTCTTAGAGAATCTTGTAGGTGAGGAACTCATACCATCTTATTGGTTCTCTACGACATATCATAATAAAGGATGGATGAATTGTCATACAGATCGTCCTTCTTGCGAAATCTCAGTCACGATGAACATCTGTGGGGATGCTGCATGGCCAATTAAACTTAAGGACTTAGAAGGTAAAAAACAATCAGTCGTAACTCCAGTTGGATGTGGTTTAGTATATCTTGGGATGGATGTACCACACTGGAGAAGTCCGATGAGAACTCATGAGAATGATAGATTTATGCAACTTTTTCTTCACTTCGTAAGAAAGAATGGAAAGTGTGCAGAATATGCGTATGATAAAAATCAAAAATGTTATCAATTACTTAATGGATCGTGAATCATAGGAATAGATTTTACTTCATCAAACCTACCATACAAAGCATTAATTTCAGAATGTCCTTGAAGTTCAGTTGGTAAAGTTGGAAATCCTGTTGGGAATGTTTGAGAATTTGGAAGATCTCTTAGATTTTGTCTCCAAGTTTTGAACTCTGCAGATACAGATTCACTCTGTTCTAAATCTCTAATAACCATCCAATCAGTCACTTCTAATATTCTATCACGAATTTCTCTGAGAATATTATATCTTTCTTGTGTTCTATGAGAATCAAAAGTAGAAATTTCAGAATCCCATTCTTGCTGTGTTAAAATTTGAAGACCTTCCGACTCTTCAAGAATATAAGACTCTCTATAAATCACATCATAGACAGTTTCTGTTCTTATTTCTCCAGTTGGTTCTACATCTGGACGTTCAAAAACAGGAACTTCAACTTGCCTTTCAGTTGAACTTACGATTGTAATATTTGAATTATTCTGATACTCAGTAAGTTGTTCTTGAGAAACAGTAACTTCATACTCAAAATGATCAGGAACTTCTGATAAGAAAAAAGGAACTCTTTCTTGAGTAAAAAGAGAAATCTTTGTTTCTAATCCTTTAATATTAGGCATCATCAAACCATATGGGGTGTCGATTGCCCACCCACCAGTCTCACGATTGATCCAGTAGTGTTTGATGAGTTGAGTCATTTTTAATAAACCTCTATATTGTATTTATCGGCAAGTTCTTTATCCACCTCTTCTTTTGTTTTAAATCCTTTGACTCTCATCCAAGTCACAAGAGTATAACGATTTCCAGAAGTTACAGGTTCTACCATATGTGTGAACCATCTTGATGATGGGAAGCATACAAGAAGTCCAGGTTCTGGTTTAATCTTAATTCTTAAATCAGGAAAAGAAAAATATCCACCTTCAAAATCATCGTTTAGAAAAAGAACTGTGGATAAATCACGATCAATTGTCTTTTTCCATATTTGTGTTCCATCTGGATTTGTCCATAAACCTTCAGCATCATTGTGAGGTTTATAGTGCCCTCCAGGTTCATAGCAAAGTAGTTGAGGTTCTTCACTATCTCTGACTTCAAATTTATAAAATGGATTGATCACATTTTTTACAATATCATCAAGAAGACCTTTAACTTGCGGAAAGACTGGAAGAAGATCTGCACACTTTACGTTTCTTGCATTTAGATCTATCTTGGATTGTCTTTCTCTTGTTTCATCACTCTTTTCAGCATCAAAGACTGCCATTTGCTCCTTATGAGAACTTA